GTGATACCGATTCAATCTATCTTAATCTTGGACCTCTTGTTGATAAATTTTTTGCTAATAAGTCTAGCGACAAAGCAGCAATTGTTTCCATACTTGATAAGATCTGTGAAGACAAATTGGAACCATTCATCGATGCCTCTTATCAGGAACTTGCGGATTACGTTTCGGCATATGAACAAAAGATGCAAATGAAACGTGAGAACATTGCTGATCGTGGTATTTGGACTGCGAAGAAGCGATACATTCTCAACGTGTGGGATAGTGAAGGAGTCCGCTACAAAGAACCTAAGATGAAAATCATGGGACTGGAGACTGCTCGTTCTTCTACACCTGCATACTTCAGAGACAAACTTTATGAAGCGTTCAAGATCATTATTGCTAAAACGAATGATGATCTAATTGACTTCGTTGAGAAGATCAAACAGGATACTAAAGAACAACACTACAGTAATGTTGCTTTCCCTCGTGGAGTCAACGGTCTAGATAAGTATCGTAATCGATCTACAATCTATTCAAAAGGAACTCCTATTCATGTGCGTGGAGCACTCTTGTACAACTACTATCTTAAGAAGCACAAGATCGCTCACAAACATCAGAATATTCAGGAGGGAGAAAAGATCAAGTTTATTTACCTTGCTGTTCCAAACCCCATCATGGAAGACTGCATTTCTTTCTTTGGTGAAATTCCAAAGGAGTTTGGTATCGAGAAGTATGTGGACTATAGGAAGCAGTTCGAGAAGTCGTTCTTGAAACCACTGGAGAATGTGCTAGAATGTATTGGGTGGACAAGTAAAAAGGTCATTACCATTGGGAGTTTCTTCTCATGAGTAAGAAGATCTTTGTTGTAACATGGACCAATCATTTGGTTGGTCAAGTAGGACCAGAGGACATTAAGTGCTTTGAGGACTACAAAACTGCCTGTGGGTTTGCTAAACTCATGGGTCACTCTTATAATTATGTAAACTTTTACGAGGAGACGGTTGATCAATGGGATTCTTAGACACTGTACTTAAGGATGTTGGTAATGAGTATGCCGCTAGAGTTAGCGACGGCGTCGCTGCAGGTGATGTTGTTGGTTATGTCGATACTGGGTCTTATATTTTTAACGCCTTATGTAGTGGTTCGATCTATGGAGGTCTTCCTTCCAACAAAGTTACTGCCCTGGCAGGAGAATCGAGCACGGGGAAGACTTTTTTTGCTCTCAGCGTCGTTCGTAATTTCCTTGATTCTAATCCAGAAGCTGGCGTCATGTATTTTGAATCTGAATCCGCCATTTCTCGTGAGATGATTGTGAACAGAGGAATTGATCCAGAACGAATGTGGATTATGCCTGTCTCTACTATTGAAGAGTTCAGGACTCAGGCATGTAGGATTCTTGATAATGTTATGAAGGAACCTAAGGAAGAACGCAGACCTTTGATGCTTGTTCTAGACTCTCTTGGTATGCTTTCTACAACTAAAGAAATGCAGGACGTTGCTAATGATAAGCAGGTCAGGGACATGACTAAAAGTCAGTTAATCAAAGGTGCCTTCCGTGTGCTTACCCTCAAAATGGGGCAGGCAGGTGTGCCTCTGCTGGTCACCAACCATACATATGATGTGATCGGTTCCTATGTCCCTACAAAGGAGATGGGAGGCGGCACAGGTCTCAAGTATGCTGCTTCTACTATCATCTATCTTACTAAGAGTAAGGAACGTGATAGCAAGAAAGAAGTTGTAGGTAACATCATCAAGTGTGAGGCAAAGAAGTCTCGTCTAACCATCGAAGGAAGTAAAGTTGCAACACGTCTATTTTTTGACGAGCGTGGACTCGACCGTTATTTTGGACTATTGGAACTGGGTATCGATCACGGAATCTTCAAGAAGAACGGTAATCGGATCGTTGTTGGGGAATCTTCTGTTTATCCTTCTGCTGTATTGTCTGATCCCGAAAAATACTTCACGCCTGAAGTAATGGAAAAACTTGACGAAGCAGCAAAGAAGGAGTTTAGCTATGGTAGCTGAGAGGATTGAAGAGACTATCCTTCGCAACCTATTATGCAATGAGGAATACTACAGAAAGGTAACTCCTCATCTCTCTGTTGATTATTTTGAGAGCCCAGTCGATAGAATCATATATGAAGAGATCCATGAGTTCTCTACTAAGTATGATAAAATTCCTACTCAAGAAGTTCTTCGCATCAATCTAGGACAACGTAATGATTTATCTGAAGAGATTTATAAAGATGCTATCTCACGCATTGCAGGGTTTAGTCAAGAGTGGGTTGACCAGGACTGGCTTACTGACTCGACAGAAAAGTGGTGCCAAGATAGAGCAATCTACAATGCCCTACTACAGTCGGTCAAGATCGCAGACGGAGGCGATCCAAAATTATCAAAGGATGCGATCCCAGGTATCCTACAAGAAGCCCTATCAGTATCGTTCGACGAACACATAGGACACGATTACATTGAATCAGCACAAGAGCGATATGAGTATTATCACAAAGATGAAGAGAAGATCCCGTTTGATCTTGAAAAGTTCAACTACATTACCAAAGGTGGTCTCCCTAACAAGACTCTCAATGTCGCTCTTGCTGGAACGGGCGTCGGCAAGTCTCTATTCATGTGCCACTGCGCTAGTGCCTCGCTCATGTCGGGGCGCAACGTACTCTACATCACATGTGAGATGGCAGAGGAAAAAATTGCTGAACGAATTGACGCGAACTGTCTCAATGTAAACATTAAGGATATTGTTGAACTACCTCAAGTAATCTTCAAATCTAAGATTGGTGACTTACAAAGGAAGACCAAGGGCAAACTAATTATCAAAGAATATCCTACTGCTTCTGCACACTCAGGACACTTCACGTCACTTCTCAATGATTTGAGGTTGAAAAAAGCGTTCAAACCTGATATAATCTTTATTGATTACCTTAACATATGCGCCAGTGTCCGATACAAAGGACACATTGTAAACTCTTACACTTATGTTAAGGCAATTGCTGAAGAACTTAGAGGTCTTGCCGTTGAGTTCGATGCGCCCGTTGTTACTGCAACGCAAACTACAAGGTCTGGATTCGGTAGCACAGATGTTGATTTGACGGATACTTCTGAAAGCTTTGGTCTCCCTGCAACCGCTGACCTTATGTTTGCGCTCATCTCTACTGAAGAGCTAGAGCAAGAGGGTAGGATTATGGTCAAACAATTGAAGAATCGATACAACGACACAACTTCTAACCGCAAGTTCTTGATTGGTATCGATAGAGCAAAGATGAAATTGTTTGATGTAGCAGAGTCTGCTAACGAAGTCATCACCGATAAGGAAGAAGAGGACGTAGCAGAAGCATTCGATCACGTCAAGCAAAATCAAGCACGACTATCTAAGTTTGCGGAATGGAATTACTAGACTATGCTAAGAAGTATAGACTCCCAGGAGAATTCCTAGATCTATCAATACATCTTGAACAAGATGATTGGACACCACACTCGTGGTATACTCATAAAGGGAAAAACAAAGAGGACAATGATCCTCTAAACAATAGAGTGATTGACGCTGATGTACGTGAACACTTCTATCCAGTCTTCTGGGACATGATTTCTAAGTACGAGGAAGAGTGTTCTGGGTTTGATCTTGTATCACATATGAGTGGTGTAAGATTAAATTATTATCCAGAAGGTACATCAATGCGTAAACACGCAGACCTGATCTACTCTATTTTTGAGGATGTTCCAGTCGAAAGGAGAGGAGTTCCTCTCCTAAGCATCGTGGGTGAGATCAGCACTGATGCTTACACGGGCGGTGAATTTTATCTTTGTGGGCAAGACATGCAGTTTACCCCAGGAGATGTTATAATATTCCCGTCAACCTTCATGTACACACATGAAGTCAAACCAATCAAGACTGGGACTAGAACCAGTTTTGTAACATGGGCATGGTAACTTTACTTTCTTAAATTATGACCGCTATTGTAGATAACACAGTTGATTACGACAAGTATCTTGAATTCGTCGATTCTACTACCAGTTTTCCTTCTAAGGATACTGATGAGTTTGTTTCACGAATTCGAGACCTGCAAAGCAAAGGTGTAAATATTGAGCGTCTTCTGACTGCTGCTGTTGGTATCACTGCTGAGGGTGGTGAGTTCACTGAGATTGTGAAGAAGATTGCTTTCCAAGGTAAAGAACTTACCGATGAGAGCAAGACTCACATGGTCAAAGAAATGGGAGATGTGGTCTGGTATCTGGCGCAAGCATGTCTTGCACTTGGAGTTGATTTTCAGACTGTTGTTGTTACGAACATGATCAAACTTGCTGCACGTTATCCTGAAGGCACGTTCGATATCCACTATTCCGAGAATCGGAAAGACGGAGATATCTAAATACTATTGTAATGTTTGCGTACCCTCCACTAAATAAGTGGGGGGTTTTTCTTTTATGGGCATTAGCGAATTTAAAAAAGCAAGCAATGGTCTTCACTATTGGAAAACTTTTGCTGCAAAAATTCAAAACGGTGTTGCTCTTCTCACCAAAAAAGGACATGTTACGATAGACAATACTGATAAGCGTTGGGGATTTTTAAAAACTAGTACGAGGTTTGATGCCAATGCTGAAGTTGGTATGGAACAATTTAAGAACGGTAGCAGTTATTCTTTCCCTAAACTTGGTGGTGGTGGTGAGGTTACACTGGGTGCAATTCTCAAAGCAAATGTAAGTGCAGGAAGTCCTAGAAAGAAGTACAACCTCGGTAATGTAGCAGAGGGTGTTCTTGCATTTGCTATTGCTGCGAG